TTTTTTTTTTTTTTTTTTTTTTTTTTTTTTTTTTTTTTTTTTTTTTTTTTTTTTTTTTTTTAAATTTTTTTTTTTTTTTTTTTTTTTTTTGTTTTTTTTTTTTTTTTTTTTTGCTCGCCAGCACAAGGCTTATAACGGCAGGGTTCATCCGGATACACGGGGTAAATATGAAACAACAAACGGTAAAGGCGGGGGGGGATGAAACTTACATCCAATCTTGCAATATGCGGACGATCGAGTCAGCATCAAGGTCTTCTTCTCCAAAGACGATTCGCAGCACAAGCTCTATGACGTCAGAAGAAGTCAAGCCGTACTTAGTGTGGTAAAAGCGTGTCATATCATCGCGGGTCATGGTCATACAGTTATCGATAGAAGCAAGTATGCCTGTAGTCCCGAGATCTAAGAACGCTCCTTTAGCATTCCACCCTAAAGCATCAAGCCTGACTTCCACGTCAGAATTGTGAAGCTGGGCGAACCTTTCTCGAAAGGCTCTGGAGATGGGAGGGCAATGGCGGAACTCATAAGAGTAGCTGAGAGATTTGCCTGCAAGGTACTCCGAATCTGAAAGTGAATCATTCTTCGAAGCACGAGCGTTGAACCTCGCCATTGCCTTGCCCAGAAGAGGGACAAGGACGTGTTTATTGTCAGTTAATATAAAATTCTTGGATAAGAAAGTGCAGTCGCTGAGGTGATAACCGCATTTGACTTTACCTATCATATGAGCGCGCTTGATAGCGTAAAGATAGGATCGCACGATGACGGCGCGTCGTCGTGTGAATGGATTATCAACCCTCATCAACATATCATCTCCAAGAATGAGACAATGTCCACGTAGTCCATGCTTGACTGCGAACGTATGCGCGACAGTCATGTTCCACAAGCTGTTGCGGAAAGTCGTAGATTGTGCACCAGTGGGTAACTGGTTCTTAATGTTCGCTTTGAGGGCGAAATTACTAGAAGTAACCTTGAAATGGTTAGCGTCCAACATCAGGGCCGTGAGCCAGATGGGGGCGCCAAGGTGGCGGAGCCACTTTGTCTCAAGGATGTGCACGTCTTTGACTTGGGTTTGATCATTGCTGGAAAAATCTGACTCAATAAAAATCGAATCGTTGTTTCCATTTTCGATGTACGAGCAAATCTGTTCAGTGGTGCGTTTGTAAGCACCAAGAAAGTTCATCTTGTTAGGATCATCACGTAAAGACGTGAGATGGAACATTCTGCGGGTACATTCTTGCATGATAGGTCCGAGAACAACATTGTGG